GCCGTGGCTGACGCGATTAGCGCATCACTGAAATAGATGCTCCGACCGTCGACCTGCGTCTGCGCCATGTGTCCGGGCGATGCGGTCGTATTGATCGTCGCGCTGGTGTCGCCCGATGCGTACCCGTAGCGCTGCGCGTCAACCGACGCGGCCGTCGCAGTGGTGCCCGTGTAGAGCCATCGGATATAACTCCAACCGAAAAGATCAACCGTACACGATCCCGACGCGGGCCAGCCAGCCACTGTGAAGTTGATCGTGTCAACGTTGGGAATTGAGGCAATCGCGTAGCGTCCGGGCACACCGTTTGCGCCAGTGATCGCACCCACGAACATTGACTGGCCCACGTTGTCGGCAGTCAGTCCGTGCGCGGTCACGGTGACGCTGATGCTTGTGGCGCTGTTGATCGTGCATGACGCGCCCTCGGCGAACATATCCGCCAGCAGCACCGCGAAGTTGGTGTTGGCAATGCGCTGCGAGGCAATCAACTGATGCCGGTGGATGAGCGCCCCATTGAATGAGCGATCAGAGCGCGCGAGGAATTCGGAGTTAGCTGTCGTGCCGCCGCCGACGACCAGATTGCCGTTCGACTGCGTGACGGTTATGCCCGTGCCAAGACGGCGCTGGGTCATGCTGGGCGCATTAAGCCCCGCTGCGCTGGCGCGCGTGAAAGACACGCTCCACGTGTCCTGTGGCGTGTTACGCACTACGAGCCCAGCCGTGCCGGCATCGGCATTGGTCGCCAGTACACGCGCGTGCACAGCGCTGTCGGCTAGGCCGTCGCTCATCTTGACGCGCTGATAGTGCGCGTTGTTCGGAGCCGTGCCGATGTCGTCGGTCGCGACCGGCTCGTTGGTCCCTGGCAGGATGACGTTGTCGGCCATCGCCTCAGATCCTCAAAATGCGGTTGGCGCCGTTGCTCCACGCTGCCGCGATGTCGCCGCCGTTGGGCGTGATGGGCAGGTTGCTGCCGGTGTATGCGACCTCGTACACGGCGTCGGCCGAGACGCCGGAGGACAGCGCAGAGACGGTCAGCGACCGCGCGCCAGCCGATGCGGCGGCGGACAGCGTGATCGTGGCGGGGCCGGTGCCAGAGATCAGCGTCGCGACCGCACCATTGGCGATGCCGAGCTGAAGCGCTTCGACCGTGACAGTAACGGCTGCGCCTGCGGCCGCGGCTGCGACAATGAAGCGGAATCGACCGTCGAGAATGGCGAGCAGGCGCTGGGCGGTGGCTGCAACATCGACCCCGCCCGTGACGGCGCTGGCCTGAAACAGCAGAATCGCTGGCACAGCCGCGCCGGCAGCCACGGCGGTGAACGTGGCGTCGTTCGCGTCGAGAACGCCGTCCGAGAACGTGACGCTGGCCAGGTTGACGGTGCTGACTAGCGTGCCGCCGGCACCGGTGACGTCACTCACGAACGCGTGCGCGCTGTTGTAGGTGTAGCCGCGCAGCAGCGCAGCGCGGATGACGGCCGTGTCGAGATCGATGAGGCCGATACCGAGGCCTTGACGGCCGTTTGCGAAGAACTGGTCCATTCAAACCTCGATCAGGATTGCTTGCGGCGGCGAACCGGCGCTTCTGGTGGCGCAACGTCCGCCGGGACCGGCAGCGCTACGCGATCTGCGATTTTCAATTCATCGACAAAATGCGCGGCATGCGCAGCGGAGCACGTGAGCAGATCACCCGCGGTCAACGTCCCAAACTGGGTGCTGTAGCAGGTAGAGGTGAACTTGATGCGCTCCATTGATGTGCTCCGCTGCGTTAGCCGATTAGGCCGGGGTCAGATCACCGCCACGCAATGCCGCAGGACGCTCGATACCGAGTGCCAAGCGACGCTCTGCGCGGATGGTGACGAGGTTGGTCGTGAAGTTGCTGGCGTCTTCTTCCGACAGCGCCACGGCCACACCATCCCGATTGAAAATGGTGGCGGCCATGTCCAGCGCACCGACGAGGAACGTGTCGGCAGTGACTGCGCTTGTCGGAATCACCGGGATGCCCCAGATTGCAGGCGCAGCTGCCCCACCCGGATTTCCGAGCAGATAGCGACCCTGAGTGTCTTTGAGGGCCTCAATGACGGCCCAGTCGGTGGGGTTCAGCAGGATTGCATTCGGCGGGTAGTCCGCGCTTTGAAGATCGCCGATGATCCGGCGGATCAAGTCAAAGCGTTGTGGGCTGCCGACCCAGGCGGTCATGCTGGCGGCGGTGTAGCCGTGCGGCGTGAAGTTGCCGGTATTGAAAATGCCCGACAGGTTTGCGCCCGTGCCGTTGCCGTTGATGAGCTGATTCTCGACGCGAAGATCAACGCCATAACGCATGCGGGTGTTGATGTAGGCGGCGACCGCGGGAGCATCCGCGGCAAGCTGACGGCTGATGCGAGTCCAGTGAGCGATGGTGCGTACCGGGGCGGTTTGCAAGTTAAACGTGATATCCGTTTCCGGCTTCGCGTTGCTTTCCGCCGTCTCCGCCGCGTTGTTTACAAACGTGGCTTCGCGCGTGAACTCGACCGCGTTGCTCGAGGTGGGCAGCGCGTTCATTGCAGACTCGACCATGAACCGGCGGAATGCACCGCTAGTCACTCCAACGCGGCGGTCAGGAGCCACAGTCGTGTCACTGCCGGTCGTGGTGTTTTTCAACTCGATGCGAACGGTGCGCACTTGGCCGCCGACAAAGGCTTTGTACTGATCGGCGCCGATGAACTGGCTACCCATCGTCTGCGGCGCGTCACCTTCGCGCGGCGCGCCTTGCTTTTGCTCCAGCGCGAGCAAGCGATCTGCAATCTCGCGCTGTTGCGTGCCGAGCGCAGCGATTGCGCCCTTGGTTTCGACGGAGACGGTGCCGGCGGCCTTGATCTCTTGCTCGGCTTTCTCAGCGTAGGCATTGAGCTTTGCTTCGAGGGCACCGACGCCCTTCATGATGTCAGAGAGGTCCATTTTCTTTTCCTTCCAGGATGAGTTACGGAATGAGGCGAACTTGAAGCGTGGATTGCATACGATCCAAAATGGCCTGTACTTCTTGCGCAGCTTTCGCTTGTGTACCGCTTAGGCCCGGTTCCCCCGTCCCAAACAACACTCTCGCGCGGCCGACGAGCGCTTGCGCCAGCCCTTTGCTGAGCCCGCCTGCATCCCGCAGGAAGTACTCAAAATCTCGCACCGTCTCGATACCTTCAATCTCGTCACTTTTGACGCTGCCGAGGTCAACCCGCGCAGCTTCGTCGGCAGGAAACGTCACCACAGACACTTCAAAAAGGCGACTGACGCGCTTAATCATGCGTTTGCCGTCTTCCATTTCTTCGTAATCGCCCTTCTTGAGCAGATAGCCAATCGACAGGCCATCTACCGTGCCGTGCTTCAGCGCGGCGCGCGTCTCGTCTGCGCGAGCCATGCCGGGCGTGAATTCGCCCTGCACAAGTAAGCCGTGATCGTCTTCTTTGACCATCGCCCACTTGCCAATGGGCAGGCCCATCGAGTCGTGATTGACAAACATCTTTGGCTTGCCGTGCGTCCTTAGCGTGTAGTCATACGCGCCACGGATGATAGTGTCGCCGTAAGAATCGACGCCCCCAAAGACGGAGGCGTAGCCCGAAAACGTGGCGGCACCATCGTCCGAAAACTTCACGTCCGCGTCACTGAGCGATAGGGTCTTGTGCAGCATCGGCCGCTCCTTGAACTTGGCCCAGCATCGGCAGCGGGGCTAAATTGATCTGTGCAGTTGCAAGCTGCCCGCCATCGACGGGCGGTAGGTTTTCAAGCTGGCGCGCTTCGTTGCGCGTCATGACGCCGTTTTGTACGGCCTTCGCGTAGATGTCCATGCGGTCTTTCAGGCTTGCGCGCAGGAGCGCGTCAAAACTGAATTCGACGGTGTAGCTGGCACGCTGAGAAGCAGTCAGCACGCGGCGCGCAATGGCTTGTTCGATCATGCTCAGCAGGGGCCGAACAGTCAGCTTGTAGAAGCCATCGAGGATTTGCTCGATGCCGCTTCCCCAGGTGGTTACGTTGCTTTGCCCGACAAGTACAGGCGGCACGCCGAACCAGCGACAAATTTCCTCCACCGTAAAACGGCGCGTCTCTAACAGTTCAACGTCCTGCGGTGAAAGGCTGATCGCCTGATACTTCATGTCTGCCTCGAGGACAAACAAACGCGACTCAGTGCCGCTCGCAATGTCCCCAAAGTTGGCACGCAGTCGCGCGCGCTGTTCGTCGCTCAACTTGGCGGGCACCATCAAAAGGCCGGTGGGCTTGTTGCCATTCGCAAACAAGCGCGTCGCCTGCGCCTGCGCGCGCGCCGCCTCGTTCACACTCGCGCGCATGAAGTCGATGCGCGACAGCCCCACCATGCCGTTGCCGGTGTCCTTGATGTGCAGGACTTCTGCTCCCGGCAATAGCAGCCGCTCAGTCTCGCGCTGGTATTCGTAAAACAAGTCGCCTGTTTCAGGATCGACATAAGGCACGATCTGGTCTGACGACAGCGGCCAAAGCGCTATCGGATCACCACGGCCATTGCGCGCCACCCGCGCGTAAGCATTCCCGCGCAACATCAGATTCAGCATCATGGCGCCCCAAAATTCTGAGGGCGTCATGCGGCCATTCGGGGCATCGTGCAATAACTGCCAAAGCGTTGTCCCTCTGGCGAGGATTTTCTGACCGGCCGCATCGCGCTCATAGACAAACAACGGGAGCGTGGCGACGGTCTTACTTAGTAGGTCAACGCAGCGGTACAGCGTGGCGAGCTGTAGCGCACTGTCAGGCCCGAGCGTCTGCGTGTTCTCGACGATGGTGGCCGAAGGCAGTACAAGCTGATCGCCAGTGCGATCGGCCAGCACTGCGCTGCGCCCAAGCCAGCGCGAAAAAGACGTTAGAAAGCTCATGCACTGATCGGCGAGTAGATGATGGAGTTGAAGTCCGTCGCGCCTTGTGGGTTTAACCCCATAAGCGATACCGCATTAAAGAGCGCCATCAACGGATCAATTTTCGCGGCGCCTGCGGTTTGTTTTGTAATGGCTATGGCGTTGCCTTTTGGCTCGACTCGCGCATTGCCAACGCACCACGCCATAAGCGGTTGTGCGCCGTGGATCAATGCGCCCTCGGCTAGTTTTCTTTCAGTCGTCTTAATCGCGCCGACCATCTTCCAGCCTTGCGATATGCCGACGATACGATCTTGCTCGATGCCGGCTTCGACGATGGCATCTACAATTGCACCAATGCCAGCGGGATCAACGCCAATCTTGTCCATTTTGCCGCTGCCGTAAACCTTGGCGGCAATCTCGGCAACGTCTAAAACATCATCGCCAATCGCCTTGACTAAAGACACGTTGCCATCCTTAGCAAAGTCTCGAAGTCGCGGCGCTTCGGCCTTCCTCCGCTCAAGCACGGACGGGTGCGCCCATGCGTGCGTCCAAGCCAACCACTCGCGCGTCGTGGCGTCTCTGCCGACTACAGCAAGGCCCATCAAGTCGTCTAGGCCGCCGCCATCAATGCCGACCGTTAGGACATCGCTGCGTTCAATAACCTGGTCTAACGTCAGCCCAGGTCGCCCTTGTTTTTGCCAATGATCGGCACCGGCCCAGCGGTCCGACTGAAGGGCCAAACCAATCTCTACGTTCAAGTGCTTTGCGAGAAAACCTCGTAGCGATTCCTCGCCGGCCTCCTCGGCTTTCTGAAGCTCTCGCGTAAGGAAGTGTTGATCGACCGATGCACCAATGTTCGGATTGGTGATGTAAAAGTTTTCCTGGTCTCGTTCAGCTTTCGCGTCTAGTAGGGACTGCGGGAACTCGTACAGCACAGGCAGAAAGTGCCGATCATCAATGCGACCGTCACGAACGCCCCGCGCATAGTGTAGCTTCTGCTTAAACACTCCGGCCGGCGGCTCGTCGGATTGAGTGCTCAGGTAGATTACAAAGCCTTCGGGCCGACTTGCTAAGCCGCCTATGGCTTCGCGCAACATGTTCTCGGCGTTCGATCTTTTGCCGAACAACCACACTTCATCGATCAGAGTACCTATCCATTTCTTGCCGCCGACCGATTCGTTGTCCGAGGCAACAACCTTTAGTGTTGCGCCCGTCACGCGATGAGTAAGAGTCCGCGTGTGCTCCTGCACGTGGATCAACTCGCGCAACTCGTCGTCTTCCCGCACCATGTCGCGCGCAGGCCAGAAGCTGTTGTTTGCAATTTCTATTGTTGGAGCAAGGATCCCAAACTCGCCCGACTTGCGCCAGTTTCGGATCAGCGCAGTCAGCATGATGGCTGCCGCGCCCGTGCTCTTTGCGTTCTTCTTCGAGATGAGCAAGAAGAACTCGGTAATCAGCCTGCGCCCGGTATCGCCGTCGTAAGCCCCGAAGATCGAGCCGGCAAAGTCGCGCAGCCACGGCCGACACGCTTCCCGCATCGTCGGCGACCCGGGGGCGTCAACAATGCGCAGCTCATCAAACACCGCCAGCGCAGCAGAAGCCTCGCCAGGGAAAAGCGGGGGCGGGATTATTGACTCTTTCCGGACCAGTCGCTCAGACCAGCCCGGGCACGACGTAGACCAATTCACCCGTTGTTGACAACCAATCGCGGCGGCTCGGCAGCGCCGAACTTGCCAGCGCTAACCTTTTCGGCCGCCTGCTGGCGCTGCGCCTTTTTACCGTCGTCCGCAAGCCTAACCAGCGCCTTTGCGGCTTCTAGCTGGGCGG